CTACGTTGGATTACCTTGAATTATACAGAAAATTCACTTATACAAACCAAGAAAGTTATCGCTTGGATCACATCTGTCTGGTTGAACTTGGGGAGAGAAAGTTAGATCACTCTGAGTATGATACTTTCAAGGAGTTCTATGAAAAGAACTGGCAAAAATTTATTGAGTATAACATTCATGACGTTAGGTTAGTAGATAAACTTGATGACAAGATGAAACTACTTGATCTAGCATTTACTATGGCATATGATGCCAAAGTAAACTATGAAGATGTATTTTCACAGGTAAGAATGTGGGACAACTACATCTATTGTGAATTAAATAAACGTAAGATTGCTATCCCTCCTAAAAGGGATGCACTTAAAGATGCAAAATACGCAGGTGCTTATGTCAAAGAACCAAAAGCAGGACGCTATGACTGGGTGGTCAATTTTGACCTTAATAGTCTGTATCCTCATCTTATTATGCAATATAATATTTCCCCAGAAACGCTCACGGATGACAGACACCCAACAGTTACAGTTGATAGAATACTTCAACAAGAGGTAGATATTGATGGTGACTTTGCTGTGTGTGCTAACGGAGCACAGTATAGGAAAGATGAACAAGGATTCTTGCCTTTGATGATGCAAAAAATGTATGACTCTAGAGTCATCTTCAAAAAGAAAATGATTAAGGCAAAGCAACAGTATGAAAAAACTCCTACTGTTGAACTGATGAAAGAGATTGCTCGCTGTAATAATATTCAGATGGCAAAGAAGATCTCTCTCAACTCTGCCTATGGTGCTATTGGTAATGAACACTTCCGTTATTATCGTCTTGCAAATGCAGAAGCAATTACTCTATCTGGTCAGGTATCAATCCGATGGATTGAGAACAAGATGAATGGTTATCTAAATAAACTGCTCAGTACAGACAAGGTAGATTATGTCATTGCATCTGACACCGACTCAATATATCTTAATCTCGGACCTGTTGTTAATAAATTTTTTAGTAATAAGTCTGACGATAAGAATAAGATTGTTGAATTACTTGATAAGGTCTGCAAAGATAAACTTGAACCGTTTATTAATGCGTCCTATGAAGAATTGGCAACATATGTTAATGCGTATGATCAAAAAATGATTATGAAACGTGAAAATATTGCAGATCGTGGTATATGGACAGCAAAGAAGAGATATATATTAAATGTGTGGGACTCAGAAGGAGTCAGGTACAAAGAACCCAAGATGAAAATCATGGGTTTGGAGACAGCAAGGTCTTCAACACCTCAATATTTTAGGGACAAGTTATATGCAGCTTTTAAGATCATTATCAGCAAAACAAATGATGAGCTTATCTCTTTTGTCAATGCGGTCAGAGCAGAGACCAAAGAGCAAGGAACAGAAGGAGTCGCCTTCCCCAGAGGAGTTAACAACCTTGAAAAATACCGCAGCAGAACTGACATCTATTGCAAAGGAACACCCATCCACGTAAGGGGTGCATTACTTTACAATGATTTTGTAAGGAAGAACAAGTTAGAACATAAGTATCCATACATTCAAGAGGGAGAAAAAATCAAGTTCATTTACCTAAAGACACCAAATCCATTGCATGAGAATTGTGTGTCATTTTTTAGTGACATCCCACCAGAAATGAAACTTGACAAATATGTTGACTATCAGTTACAATTTGAGAAGTCTTTCTTAGAACCTCTCAAAAATGTGCTACAATGCGTGGGATGGACACACGAAAAGAAAGTAACAATAGGGAGTTTTTTCGCATGAAAACGGTTTGGACAGTAACATATCAGGATACTCAAGTGGAAGCACTTGACGCTGAACAAATAAAAGTCTTTGAAGACCGTGAAGCTGCAAGGTTTTATGCTCTTGAATTGGCAAAAACACATGATTATATCAATATGTACGAAAGTGAGGTAACAGACACATGGGTTTCTTAGATACAGTAATTAAAGATAGTGGAAATGAATTTGCAAGTAAGGTTAGTGATGGAGTGGCTGCAGGAGATACATCCTCCTTTGTTGATACTGGCTCTTACATTTTCAACGCTGTCGTTAGTGGTTCTTTATTTGGAGGTATTCCATCCAACAAAGTCACTGCATTGGCAGGAGAATCCTCAACAGGAAAAACTTTCTTTGCCCTTAGTGTTGTACGCAACTTTCTTGATAACAATAGCAACGGTGGGGTTATTTACTTTGAGTCTGAATCTGCTCTCAGTAAAGATATAATTGAAACTAGAGGAATTGATTCCTCTCGCATGGTAATCTTTCCTGTTGCAACAATAGAAGAGTTTAGAACTCAAGCATTGAGAATTGTTGATAAGTATATGAAAGAACCAAAAGATCAACGTCAACCATTGATGTTTGTTCTTGATTCTCTTGGTATGCTTAGTACATCCAAAGAAATGGATGATGCATTAGCAGATAAACAAGTCAGAGATATGACTAAATCACAACTAATTAAGGGTGCTTTTAGAATTTTGACTTTAAAACTAGGACAAGCACAGATTCCTATGATAGTTACTAATCACACATATGATGTGATTGGATCTTATGTGCCAACAAAAGAAATGGGAGGTGGTGCAGGTCTAAAATATGCAGCATCTACTATTATATTTTTAACAAAATCAAAAGAAAAAGAAGGAACAGACTTAGTGGGTAATATCATTAAGTGTGAAGCAAAAAAATCTAGATTTACACAGGAGGGTTCTAAAGTTGCTACCAGATTATACTTTGACGAACGTGGATTGGACAAATATTATGGACTCATTGAGCTTGGTGAGAAGTATGGAGTCTTCACAAGGGTGGGCAACCGTATCAGGGTTGGTGAAAGTAATGTTTATCCTAAGTCTATACTCGGTGATCCTGAGAAGTATTTCACAGACGAAGTAATGGCAAAATTAGAAGAAGCAGCAAGGACGGAATTTAGTTATGGCAACTGAGAGAATTGAAGAAACAATTCTTAGAAATTTACTATACGATGAGGAGTATTATCGTAAGGTAGTCCCCTTTGTCAAAGCAGATTATTTTATTGAACTTCATGAAAAGGTTATCTTTGAAGAGATTCAAGATTTTTCTACCAAATATGATAGAGTTCCTACTAAAGAAGTTCTTAACATCAATTTACAAAATCGTAGTGACCTGACAGATGAGACATTTCAAAAATGTCTTGAACATATCAAGAACTATAATGATGAGTGGGTTGACAAGGATTGGGTAGTAGATGCTACAGAAAAATGGTGTCAGGATCGTGCTATATATCTTGCGTTAATGCAATCAATTAAGATTGCTGATGGTGGAGATGGTAAGTTAGATAAGGGTGCTATCCCTAGTATCCTTCAAGATGCTCTTGCTGTTTCCTTTGATGAACATATCGGACATGACTACATTGAACAATCTAAAGATAGATACGAGTTCTACCACAAAACAGAGGAAAAAATTGCCTTTGATCTTGAAAAGTTTAATTATATCACGAAAGGTGGTCTCCCTAACAAGACTCTTAACATCGCACTTGCTGGTACAGGTGTCGGGAAGTCTCTATTCATGTGCCACGTGGCTAGCTCCATCCTGTTGCAAGGACGGAACGTACTATACATTACATGTGAAATGGCAGAAGAAAAAATTGCTGAACGAATTGACGCAAATCTTCTCAACTGCAACATAAGAGATATACCAGAACTTCCAGAAGTTCTTTACAATAGTAAAGTCAATGAAATTTCTAGGAAAACACAAGGTAAACTTATCATCAAAGAATATCCTACTGCATCTGCTCATGCAGGTCATTTTAAGGCACTCTTATCAGATCTAGCATTGAAAAAAGATTTCAAACCTGATATAATATTCATAGATTACTTAAATATATGTGCAAGTGCGAGGTATAAAGGTGCGATTGTCAATTCATATACTTATGTTAAAGCGATTGCAGAAGAACTTCGTGGACTTGCTGTGGAACACAATGTCCCGATTATATCCGCTACTCAAACTACTCGTGCTGGTTTTGGCAATAGTGATCCTGATCTTACCGATACCTCTGAGTCATTTGGTTTACCTGCAACTGCTGATCTTATGTTCGCTCTTATATCTACTGAAGAATTAGAATCTCAAGGTAGAATCTTAGTCAAGCAATTGAAGAATAGATATAATGATCCTACCAATAATAGAAAATTTATGATTGGTATTGACAGAGC